TTACTGGTTCCATGGGTATCCTCCCCTTGTAGAGCCTTAATAGCTGCCTTTACACAAGCCGTAGGAGCAAAAGTTTCACCGTTATGTTCGGCGTAGTCTCCCTCGTACGGTTTGAAGAATCGCGCATGCACCTTGTCGCCTTCGGACTCGATTGCGTATTCCCATCCCCGTCGTTGCATCTCCCCAACAACTTCGCTCATTCCGTCCCATGTTGTGGAGTATTCTGGAACATCGATCGTTCCCATTACTGATCCAACTGGTTTTCCGTTGACGTACCCCACATTGTCCCAAACATAGCGGTGGTTATATTTGCGCAAATTCGGCTTTCCGAGTGCTTTCGCAAATTCCGCATCCAATTCCGGTCCCGGCTTCATATCGTCTATCCTCATGCTTGGTTCCCTCCTAATAGATGAGGATGCTGATGGATGTTGCCGATTACTTCCGTGTACTTTAATACCCCATCCGATTCAATCTGGTGATACCTGCTTGGGTTTCTTGCGAAGACTTGAAATGCGCAGTGTTCCTGCACCCATTCAACTTCCCCTATTGCTTCCTCGTCTTGAAGGATGTCGCCTTCGAAGATGTCCTTGCCGTTCCGATCCTTTAGGCCAGTACTCCACATGTAAACCGGCGTTTCGGTTTCGAAGTGGTCGAATCGATATCCGAGCATATCGTCATACTGAACGATCTTGCCGTAACTCATATGTTTGGCTATATCGTCCCAAGCTCTTATGTTCCTTGTATCCCTCATATCCTCTACCCCTCCAACCCTTTTAAGGATCGAATTTCTGCCTCTTGTTCCCGACACTTTGCTTGCAAGGCGTAATATTGCTCGACGCCGATGCCCTGAAGTTCCTTTTGCAATCGTTTGATCTCTTCGGCCTGTGCTGAGTTCTCTTCCCTCTTCTTACGAAGTATTTCTTCTAGCCTTCTGACTTCCGCCGCGAGCATTTTCCCTTCTAATTTCAGATTCTCTATCTCCAATTGTTGTGATTTTTCCACTTAGGTTACTCCTCTTTGATTTGATAGGTACCCCTTGGATCGGCCTCCGCTGGCGCTGGGTATTGCTGTCGAGCGAAGGCCTTCGGCCAATAAGTTCAGTTTGCTCGTATCATGTCATCGATCTGCTTGATTGCGGCTAAGATCGGGTATATCTGCTGTGGTACTACGGCGTTTCCGAGTGCTTTAAGTCTGTGTGCCCGATCGGAAACCCCATTAGCCACTCGACCCACTCCGGGTTCAACTGCCCACTGTAACCTTCCCGAAGGAGTTCCCCTGGAATCGAATCCCATTCTTTCGCCGCCGGCGGCAATGTTGAATTCTTCGCATCGTTCGCTGTTGGGGTCGGGAATAGTTTGACTGCAGCTGGCAGACCGTTTCTCGGCTCGTTCGGGTTGAAGTTGCCACGCTTTTCCGCGTCGTTCGCCCTCGGTGTAGGCCACAATTTCACCGCCGTTTGCAAGTTTGGACCTCCAGTCCCGTGCAGCCCCGGACCCGTATGGCAATTGGCGTGTGGAGTGGGCCACAATGAAGACTCGATCTCTTCGATGTCTGGCGTAGACGGCACAAGCCGGAATAACAAACGCTTCCCAGGCGTACCCGATACGTTCCAAGTCAGATAGCACAATGTCGAGCCCCAGTGTGACGTGCCCAGCAACATTTTCACCAACAAACCACCGAGGCTGGAGGGTTTGTATAAGGCGGAACATTTCCGGCCAGAGGTGACGGTCATCATCTTTGCCTTCTCGCTTCCCGGCAACACTAAAAGGCTGGCAAGGGTATCCTCCGTGAATAAGCTCAATTGGCCAGATTCCATCAGCTTCTAACCTCTCTTTCGTTAAGGTACATACATCGTCGTATATGGGAACTTCCGGCCAGTGTTTGCGAAGTACCTTTTGGCAGAATGGCTCCCGTTCGCAAAAGGCTACCGTTTCTATGCCGGCCCATTCACAAGCCAGGTCGATTCCTCCGATACCACTGAATAAGCTGAGTGCTTTCATTGCTCACCTACTGCACTGAAACTCTCATGGTGAAAATTGATAATGAGTTGGAACCCGTCGAATCCCTTGATCTTTGTTTCGTAATACATCCCGACTTCCATGGCATCTTCTACCCATGGCCGTTCGATCAAGTCTTGCTGCCATTGCTGCTTAATCAGTTGGTCCAGCTCGTCGCTGTATATTAGCTTTTGCGGCGTGGCTCCATACCGTTTGCACAATTCATCGTTGTCGGCTTCGGCTTGCTTAATGAGCGTGTACAGCTTCATGCGGGCCTTAACGGTGAATGTACCTTGTCCATATTCGAGAACCGTTCCGTCGCGCATTCTTCCTGCCTTATTTCGCGGGTCTTTGTACATGTCGATGATTACGTTCCGCAAGTCCACGTATGGCTGTAAATGGGGATGATGCTTCGCAAACTCCTGAGAGCTCTTGTCAATCGTGACCACCGGGCATATGATGCATCCGGTACGCGCACCGCAGGGGTCGTCGTTCTTCTCACCTGATCCGGCTTGTTTTTTTCTCAACCCACACTCGCCGGTTGCTTCCTTGTAGAGCTGTCCGAGCTTATCGGCCGTTCCCCAGCACATTCCTTCGTGGACCAGATAACTCCATACATCATCCAATGTAAAGTTGACGATCGGCATAAAGGCGTTGTCCGTATAGAATTCCGATATTTGGCGACCTTCTATGGATTCTCGACGTTCTGTCGTTTCGCTCAAACGGACGCCGATTATGTCTTTTTCTGTCTCGATCCCAGCGAAGTGTTTGGTTTTGGGATCTATCTTCAGACGCGATGTGCACCAACGGTTTTTTTTGCTTTTTGGCAACGGATAGCCCTTACCGACCACTAGAAATATGAAGCTATTGTTCAGTTCTGCTGATACTTCAACGATTTCAACAGGCAGCTCATTCGCTTCTATAAGCGTTCTGATTTTCCCTAACTCCTCTTGTTTCAACGGGTCCGTTACGAAATCAAGGTAAGTTTGGGATGTGCTCAAGTAAACTTTGCGTTTCATCATGCCAGGATTGTATCGTTTGAGCTGCACTAACGATTTCAGGACTATGTCAAGCGTTACGGTTGAATCCTTCCCACCGCTGTACGCTATAACCCACGATTTCGACATATCGCCTGTTGTGTAAGCCTTTAATGTTTCACCCATGGCGATCATGGTCTTCTGCTTATAGTCCACGTTGTACCTCCTTCGTCTTTCTCATCGTCCCGACCGAATCCGCCCAGCGACAGCGGCAGCCGTATCAGGGGGGATTACCTCCTTGTTAGGAGGGGTTATACCTTAGAATTATTTTTGGGGTTAGGGAGTATATACCTTACTCCCCCCCTATCCCCTATTTGGAAATCTCGTATTTACCGCATGACGGCCAGTAGAAATTATGGTCTGTCCGTGCTCCATCCTTACCGCGCAGCTCGCACTTGTAATACCGGTTGGCGTACTGCTTATACCCGAAGTGCTTGCAGGTCCGGCACTTTGCCCCTTCCGGCCCCTCACCATAGGCGGTGATCATCGGGTTCGGGGCCGGTCGGAACGTTTGCACCTCACCCGGCTCGAATAGCTCCAGTTGTTCGCCGTTCAGCTTTCTCGCCTCCTAATCTTTGAACCATCCATATCCTCTATCAGGAACGCCAGTTCCCATCGTAGCGCGTATGAGGCCCGCGAGAATCGCGATATGCTTATCGCTCAACCCGTGTACGAATTTCTTTTCATCCGGTCTTAACGGTCTTCCTACGCTGTCTCGTAGTATCTGCATCAGGGGTGCCAGTTCTTCAAGGCGCAGCCGCTGTAACTCTTCCTCGGCTTGCACTTCAGCCTGTTTCCGCTCATATTCCTGCTGGTCGATTTCGTCAAACCAAAATCGTTCCCCGTGGCGCTGCCGGTATACTTCGATCCAATGTTGCAACTCGTCTTCATGCGTCTGAATCCGGTCGTGGCAGGGTCCGCATAACCGCAGGCCGTTCGTCTTGACGCCTCTTCCCGGCGATGATCGGCGACCACGGGGCATTATATGGTGCGTCGTCGTGTCGGGCGCTGTGCGGCAACTCTGGCAAATTCCATCGGCCTCCGCAATCAATTCCTTGACGATCTTCGCCGGAAACTCACCACGGTCTGCACCGGACGGTCTGTCCTGATGGTGAGATAGGATTCCCTGCCGCCAAGGTGCCGTTTCTTTCTTTGGCTTCTTGCGCTGCTGGAGACTATTCCGCCGCGGCTCCCGTTGCTTTTTTTCTGGCTTGGGGAACATCATGCCCGTTTCCTCCGGACCTTGCACTGCAGCAGCCGGTTAAACGCTATCTTCGTTCTATTCCGCCGCAGTAGTTCGGCCAAGGCCTCCGCTTTTGTGGATAGGCTGATTTCCATGTCATGGTAGGCGATTTCGATCAACTGGTTTCGAGTAGCTTCTTTGAAATTCATTCGTCATCCCTCCCGGGGTTGGACGGTATATATCAATTCGTACTGATCTGCAGGGTACAACAATATTTCAATCCGCGGCTTCGCCTTATCGACTTCGAAACGGTGCGCCACATCGCCGATATCCTTCCAGCCATCGTTGCTGATGACGCCGGCTTCTTTTAGGCCGTCGAAGATGAACTTCTGGCCGGCCATGATGTTGTCCTTGTCGAAGCGCTTGTCCGCGCAGTGCCAAGTGATAACGACGTTCACCTTTTCTTGCCTCGGGAGACGCTTCGCAATCCACGCAACCACGCTCGTATTGTTTTCCTTCATGTCACGATAATCCGACCAATGAGTCTTAGCTGCATCGATGATTTCGTTCAGCGTGGGCAATGCGCCCGGTACGACTATTCGGAGCATGCTTCCTCCCTTCCACGATCGGCAAAGGGATGTAGACCTCACCGATCAGCCGGCCGTTCTCGTCCCGGAATTGCTCCCATGGAATATCGGTGAAGTATGGATCTCTTTTGGGCTTTTCATCGAATATCATTCGCGCATCCCTCCTACGCTACGCCCATCGGCGACTATCACGCTTTCTATGTTCATCCTTTGCCGGCTTGGTAGAGGCCGTAGATTCATGCTCCGCATGACTCCGATCCAAGCTTAGGAATTTGTTGTAATTCTTCAGGAATGCCAGTTCGACTGTTCCAACCGGACCATTACGCTGCTTGGCAATAATGATTTCGATGATGTTTTTCTTTTCCGACTCTTTGTCGTAATAATCGTCACGGTACAAAAAGGCTACGATATCAGCGTCCTGCTCGATCGATCCCGATTCCCGTAAGTCCGACATCATTGGCCGCTTGTCCTGGCGCTGCTCGACCGCTCGACTCAACTGGGAGAGTGCAACCACTGGCACATCCAGTTCCCTTGCAATTTGCTTCAAGGTCCGAGAAATAGTCGATACTTCCTGCTGCCGATTCTCGCCTGATTTGCCACGGCCTTGAATGAGTTGCAGGTAATCGATCAAGATCATGCCCAGCCCCTTCTCTTTCTTGAGTCGCCTGCATTTAGAACGAATGTCCGCGACCGTGATACTTGCGCTATCATCGATATGGATTGGCGCAGTGGACAAAGTGCCCATAGACATAGCGATCTTCTCCCAATCCTCGTTCTGAAGGTGTCCAGTCCTCATTCTTCCTGCATCGATGTTCCCCTCGGCTGCCACCATGCGCTGAAACAGTTGAGACGCGCCCATTTCCAAGCTGAATATTGCTACAGGTTCATTCGCCCTCACTGCCACATTTTGCGAGATATTCAAGGCTAGAGCCGTTTTCCCGACCGATGGCCTCGCTGCGACGATGATTAAATCCCCTTTTTGGAATCCGGCTGTCATACGATCCAAGTCGGGGAATCCGGAAGGAACACCCGTTATTCCCCCCTCAGCCTTCATGAAATAGGACTTTTCCATTTTCTCGTAAAACTCTGTCGCGACATCCCCGATATTCCTAAATTCTTGTTTCGTCGCTGCTGTCTGGTCGGCCAGCGCATCAATCTTCGACTGAATCCTGGCTATTAGCTTTTCCGGTTCATCGGTGGTTTTGGCATCCACCTGCAGCCGTTGAAGCTCTAGAATGGTTTGACGGTGAACATAATGCTTTTTGACGGTTCCGATGTAGTGTGCAACGTTCGCTGCTGTCGGTACCGAGTTGGCCACCGCAGATAAATAGTCCAATCCGCCGATTCCTTCAAGCTCTCCCTTACTCGCAAGCCGGGACGTCAACGTAATGAGATCGACCGGGTCTTTGTTGTCCGTTAATTCAAGTGCTGCCGTAAATATTTGCTGATGCCGCAAGGCGTAAAACTCTTCGCCTTGCAGCATGTCTTCCGCCGTTTCCATAGCTACAGAATCAAGTATTATGGCTCCGAGTACGGCCTGTTCAGCTTCCAAATCGTGCGGCAGTAGGTATTCTTCTGGTGGCTCCGGTAAAGGTACATTATGATCCTGCAAGCAGTTTCAGCCTCGCTTTCATTTCCCCGACACAAGGCGGAAGTGCTCGGATTTCTTTGTCCCATTCTCGTTCCTGAGCTTCCAGCATCGCCCGCGTTTCTTCCGCATTCGGGATGTATCGGCCATCGGCCGCTTGGGCTTTCGTTCTCGCCAATTCGCCAGGATGAGGAGGGAATTTATTTTCGGGATTCCGGATGTACCCCCGGAGGTTATGCTGCGCGAGTTCGAAAGCAACATCGTCGAGCAATTGCTGCCATAGAGCTACCTTGAAGTCATCGTCGGAGAATCCGCTATATGAGTTTTGGATAACCAGAAACAGCTTCCTGATTTCGGCTTCTGTCACGTTCTTCCGCCTCCCTAATTTTTCTCATCGCTCGTTCGTTCTGGATTTCTTGGCGAGATCGAAAATCTTTGACACGAGAACCTCCAAGGGCGACTGACCCCGCCGACGGCACGACAGGAGAAGTTATGGACGTGTCCACTTGTGTCTTGATCCACTCGTCATAGCAGCGAGGGATGCAGTAGCTTACATTTCGAATCTCGTCTCTAACATGTTTCGGCTTATACTCTGCGAAAGACTTGTCGATACTTCTCTTCACGATGTCCAGAGGGATTCCTGACGCTACCAGTTTCTTAATTTCGTCGTAGTCGTTTAAGCTGACTTGAAATCCCTTGCCTCGCTTGACGATGAAGTATGACTCGATTTCTTGTGTTCGTCGCAGAATTTCTTCCGGGTCAGTAATAATAGCAGCATTGTGTATCTCTGTAATATCTTTATTAGATAGGAAGACTTCTTCCTGTTGATAGGAAGTTTTCTTCTCATCCAGACAGGAAGTTTTCTTCCCATCTGTTACAGATAGGAAGTTTTCTTCCTGTCTTTTTTTGTATTTTTTTGAGTTCTTGACAGAGAAAATCAAACCGTACGGCGCCCTAGTTACACGGATGTAATCATGGTCTTCCAAAGTCTTTATCCATGAGGTTATTGTCCGTCTAGTCACTCCGAATACTTCAGCTACGTCGTCTAGTTTCAAAGGCTTATTCCCAAGTACAATACCCCACGTAACCCCGTCCCTTTCGACATCCTTGGTCGTGGAGCTGATGCACCACAGGAAAAGCCAAATTGCTGAACCTATGTTTTGATAGTGTCTTGGCTCCAATAACCCCGAATACGTTGGAAAGGGGTAACTATCGGGCATTCACCTCATCCCCTTCTCTCACAAAGCACAAATGGCCTTTCCGCCTGCAGAGGACGGTAGTTCGGGTAAGATTTGTTGAGGTATTGAATTATGGCTTCCCGCCGTTCCTCTGCGTCGCATATCGCCCATATCGCCTGAGCGATTAAAACCTTGTTTGGCATTTCATCGATCATTCTTTTTGCTCTTTAGCCTGTTCGTTTCCAGCGCCTTCCGCGCTTTCAACCTCGCCCGGATCATCCGATACAACCCTGTAATCAACGTCGAAAATGTTATCCGACTCGATACCGTTACCTTTACGTGGCTTCAGAACTGCCTCATCCATGGCGAGTTTTTCCTGTATTTCGATGCTGATCGGCATGTACTTTGACATTTCCTTGATGCATGTCTTCTTACACATGCTCTCGAAATGATCAGCCCAAGGACCAGTCAATTTGCCTTGATATTTCGATTTTGAAAATTTGTTTGCATGCAGCAGGCATTGCTCACTCGTCATTGTCGTGAAATCGAACGATCCGTCCTTTAATCGATAGGCCGAATAGTAACGGACAGGCTTACCTTGATCCTGTGGGTTCCGTCCCTTTATTTCTGCGATCGCTTCGGATATCATCAATTCCATGAAGCTGTCCGTTCTGTCTGGGACGAAGCTCTCCAGCAAGTGCAGCATATCGAAAGGAACATGTACGAGGCGCTTGTCTTCTCCCTTGATGTAGACGAACAGGTCGTTCTCGTACACGGTCTCGGCATAGATTTTCGAAACGTCCCCGGTGCGTCGAATCAAATCAATCTGCCCCTTATATCCAATCTGGAACTGGCATTCCATTACGCCGGTCTTATTATTGAAGAAAGGAACAAGGTAAGCATGCCCGATCAGATTGGGTTCAAGGCCAAGCGTCGCACAATTCATGACTGCCCCGACGATAGATGCCGGAGTGCATTCGGCAAGTTTCGGCGCTCTGCTTATGGCCGTAAGAGTGATCCGAGCGAGTCGCTCGGGCGTCATATGTTTCGGTACAAGGGATTTAATAGCGGCGAAGTTGTCGGCCAGTTCCCTCTTGATTACGGCGTTGAAGTTTTCTGTCTTGGTCTGTGTCTTATTGGATAACTTGTTCATGATATCCGTTTGATCGACTTTGCCACCCATTACTCGTCACCTCCGACAACCCGGAAGGTACGGGATTTTGAACCCGTTTTCCAAGTGAACCGCAAGTCTCCTTGGAAATAGGCTCTTTCCGCCTCTCCCATGAATCCTTTGATTTGATTTTTCGCCGTTTCCTCTTGCTCTGTTGCTTTCTTCTTTACCTCTCTAGCCTCAAATAGCGACTGCATGACCGGATACGCTTCCTCGGGCAATTCTATTGATTTCGAGGCATCCGATTGCGGGTATTGTTCTTTGAGATAATCTGTATCCTGATGCGAGAAAGCCGGCGGAACCTTTGACATTACATGTTCGTTCCAAAATCCGCCTTCAATTTCAATTAGCTTATCTATTAAATCGTCGTTTCGTTCAATGACGCGCCATTGTAAATCCCATCCACCTATCAGAACGGCGATAAACCACCGTTCAGCTCCGGTAACGGCCATGTAATGGTTACACTGGAGGACGTATTCCCGTGGCGCCTGTGTGCCACTCCAGTCCTCACGGCAGTATTCCGAAGTGTTTTTGCACTCGAGCCCTGCCTTCTGGCCAACGACCCATCGATCGATGTTTGCCAGCATATAGGGGTGCTTTGGATGTTGCAGCAAAGCATTCCGTTTAGCGACCTTGTATCCCGTCTCTTCAGCAAACCAGTCGGCCACAATCGGTTCCAGCATCCGGCCGGCTTTCATTTTCGGGTTATCTTCTAAAGGTGGAATCTCCCCCAGCTTGTCCAGGTAGACATTCATAGGTGACTTGTACCTGCTCATGTTGCAGATCGCAGCTACATCGGATCCGCCGATCCCTCTTTGGCGCCATTGCAGCCACTCTTCATGGCTCAATTTCTTTGTATCGACAAGTCGTAATGCTTGCATGTTCTTCCTCCTCATATTGATTTTTCAAGGTTCATCGGTTATGATTGCGGTAACATTTGATTTACAACGGCCCGTTGCCAGACGGGTCATTTTTCTTTTTTCTCGGTCATTGCCTTCTCGGCTTCTTGCGTCTTTCGCAAGCAAACCGGACCCATTCCGGCCTTTTGGCTGCTTTCTGTCTTCAAGACTCTGTTACAACGGGAGCAAATCATCCTTCGTTCCTCCCTTCATATGTAGTAGCAAGATGTCAGCTCGCGTGAATCGGTTTTCGCTGACAATCTCTCCGTTCGCGTTTCTCTTGCTGCGGTATCCCGCGACCATCCCGGCCGTAGCCGGTAGGTTTCGTCCGCGCCGCGGCGGACTCTTCAGGCGGTTATAATTTTTGATTTACCGAACGCTCGTTCTGTGATAATATGGATTTAACTAATTCCTTTATTTGGACTCCGCGTTTCGTCCGGCCTGCCCGCCGGGCGTTTTTCATTTCTTCTTTCGCGAATCGCTTCATTGCCTCCAGGTAAGAAACCGCATAGGCAAGCTTCCCGGGCTTGATGATCTCTGGATTTCGCCGGATCATTTTCAGGTTACGTGGGGCATTCTTGCCGGCATTTAATGCGTCAGCCCTCATTTGCTCGATAGACATCCTTCCGACCTCCTACTTCATATATTTACTGGCCCTTAGTTTAGCCCGGTGCTCTTTCCACATTGCCAGCCATGAGAATGTGTAAGCCTTACACAGCACCGCGACGTAATGGGTTAATGCGGTTATGGCCTCTATACTCTCCACGATGGCTATCCGAATAGCCGCCATGTCATTCTCGCAAAGCTGGTCCTTTCGCTTGGTGATCGGCACGGCTCGTATTGCTGCGTCCGCCTCGCTCACTTCCTCTATCGTCTTAAGCTGTACCGTCGATGGATGAAGGTCGGCGTTGTTGAGATACGGTACGCTAGCGTCCCCGGCCACTTCCTCATGAGCTGCCAGCGTCAAAACCGGATCGTCGTAATAACTAACCGTACTGCGCATAACGTCTTTCGGGGCTTTCCGTGTTCCCTTTATGTACTTGCTGATCGATGAATTGCTGACGGCTGCCACTTTAGCGGGTGCTTCCTGCGTCTCATTTCGGTCTATAATCAGTTGTCCTAGTGCTTGTCCAAATCCCACTTGTTTGGGGCCTCCTTTGTCCATTTCAGGTAGTTCTATTGGACACGAGGCTGATGTATGATGTTCTTGTGAGTAGTTCTTCCTCGCAAAGTCCCCGAACGATATACCCGTCTTACTTCCCCATACTGCCCGCCGCCACGTCCCCGGCTGCGGGCCTCCTTCATTCCTACCTAACCCAATCCGATAACGGCATCATCTTGGGCTCGCCGTATTCCTGCTTTTCCAATCTGTGAATCGCATCGACGAGCGCCTTGCACTCGCCGTAATACGGACATTCTGATAGCTTCTTGTATTCCCCGCGGCCTCCGCGCCACTCGGCACGGAGCCAGCCGAGGTAAGAGTGAAAAAATCCCTGTAGTGATTCGATAGCGTGTTCCATGTCGTATTCCTTTCTGGAGGAAACCGATGACTGAAATTGATATCCAGCGTATCTGCGAACAACTTAAGGTCGATCTTTCACGCTGCTCCGCCGGGCCTCTTCTTATGCCATCTGTCACCTGCATTACGATCCACCCATTCGGTATGACTTTCCAGCCATTGCAATAATAGATGGGTCAGAATACGTGGTTGCCCTAATTCGCGAATTACCGGGAAATCTTCCCGATTGAGCAACTCAGCAGCTTTTGTAGACCCAATATCCAACATCTCTTGAAACTGAGATTTTGTAAGCAATGGTGGGAGGTTATTTACGAATGCATGTTTTTCAATGGCTTTATCTATTGCTTCATTTATCGAACGTTGAAGCTGCTCGATATCGATCTCGACTTTGAACATTAGGATTTCACCTCCTTATGCTGATTGTTCATTGCTATCCAACAATTCCGCTATGGAAACGCCGAATGCCGAAGCTAGTTTGTTCATGGTGGTAAGTGTCGGCTGTTTTAATCCTGCTTCTAAGTAATTTATGAATGACTGGGACACACCAGATTGTCGAGATAGTTCCATCTGGGACCACCGACGCTGTTCTCGAAGTTCCCTTAATCTTTTCACCTTCATCACCTCCATTGATTACATTCTATATCTATTGATATATATTGTCAACTCTATTGATATAATTATTTTGTTTTTCCAATATGTTATAATCTCTATTGAGATACACCCGATATGGAGTGGTTTTTGTGGATTTTGCAAAACGATTAATTCATTTTCGAGAAGCCAATGGTTTAAGCAAGAACCAGCTTTCAATAAAGTCCGGCGTTTCCCAACCTTACATCGGTGATATTGAATCTGGGAAAAAGAAACCCACTATCGATACGATCGAACGGTTATGCGATGCTCTTGGAGTAACACTAGCTCAATTTTTTAACGATCTCGATGATTCCTTGCCAATGGATGTACAACAACTCATTGAGACAACAAAAAAACTCCCGCCCGAAGAACGGAAGGCATTGAACGAATATCTGAAAATACGACTCGCACAAACTGAAGAACAAATTATGGAACATGAAACACCTGCTCCCGCCAAAAAGAAACTTCCCGACTTTGGAAATATCAGCGTTGCTGCCAAAGGCGGCCTTAATAAAGAAGACCTGACAGATGAGAAAATAGAACAAATCGAAAAGGAACTGAACGAGTTCAAGGAACGTAAAAAGAAGTGGAAGGAATTGCACGGGGAGTAAAGAGGGGGGTCAAAGTGGCAGAAGATAAGGATTATCGTGATCGTTGGAACGAGAAAAAAGATAGTCGAAAAGTTGGCGACGGAAGAGTATTTCGGAACATTGGAAAAATAGTAAGCGGATTCTTACCTGTTATTTTAATCATTATCCTTTTTAATTCTTGTCGAAGTGAAGGCGAGAATGTATCAACACAAGCGACAAAAATAGCAACAACTTATGCGATTGGACAAAAGGTTGCTTTCAGTGGATTAGATTACACAGTAACATCAGTTGAGCCACTTCAAAATAATGACGGCAGTTTTATTCGTGTGAATTTTAAAGCAAAGAACACTGGAAGAGAATCAGTTAATGTTTCCAATGGAATGATAATTCTAATTGACCATAAGAATAGACAATATGAAAGCGAAATTGTTGGAAGTAGTTTTCCGGGCTCCATGAACCCTGGTATCGAAAAATCCGGGCATGCTTTATATGAGGTGCCTGCAGAGGATCTCGAGTTTCGTATAGGAGTTCGAAAAGATATGTTTGATTTTGGTGGTGCAGACTACAAGTTTATTAAAGTAAATAAGTGAATTAGCCCATTTGGGCTTTTATTTTCAAATAAAATACGAACACATGTTCACATCGGAGGGCGTATGGATCTATCATTCTATCAACCCAGCGATATGGAAAAATGGATTTCATCGATTTACCAAAAAAACAGAATTTATTATGCTTCAGATCTAGAGATTGACCGAATCACTACAATCTTTCCTGCCGATGTCCAAGCGCATCCCGAGGAAACTAAATTGTACTGGGATGGTGAATACGCTTTAATTTATTTATACGCTTATCTTAGCGAAAAAGAGAAGCGCGGGGATTTTTTCCATGAAATCAGCCATGTTATAAGACATATCGGCAATCAATACAACATGCCACAATCATTTACCGATCTACAGGAAATGCAAGCTAACCAATTACAACTTTATGTAGCATTGCCTTACTATATGCTTCAAGAATACATAGAAGAATACCATACAATACAAGCTCTACAAAAGACTTTAGAAGAAGAATTCCGCTTACCAGAATCGCTGGTCAAAAGGAGACTGCAGCATATCGAAAACCGGATATACTGGGAACGTCGAAACCAAATAGATAGGCAGCCTATCCCTAAGACGGTTATTACAGCAGAACACGTCAAACGGGTACAAGAGGAATGGGGACGCAAACGACGAGAGAAAGAAGAACGAGAGAGGATGATATAAAACGGCTCCTAAAATATCAGTTTATTATGAGGAAGACACGGCAATGGACATTATGGTACCTCAGAAAATGATAATTTGGTTCGGGCGCGATGTCATTCAATGGGACAAGTCTAACTTTTATTTAGCCCTGAGGGCTCCATTTAAGCGATTTAAAGCCGAAGACTTCAACACAGATACATTGAGTATTTCTATCGAACAGGCGGATATGGTGCGCAATTTTACGCGCGAGGCGAAATATGGTCCAACACTCGGAATCCATATGCCTTATGTTGTTGGTCGGATGGAAAAAAGGAAGTCCGACAAGCTCAAAGAACTACGTAAAAACGGCATCGATGATTTCTTCATCGACGAAGAATACGAATACACCAGCGCTGAACAGTTTATTCTCCAGATACCGGACATTGAAGTAGTTATGCAAATGAATATTGGACAGTTTTATGATTGGAGGTCATAGATCATATGCCATCTTTCAGTAAAGTCGCTGCCAAAAATAAAAAAGGATACAAGTGGGTATGTGTTGCTGACGGTCCGCCTGATCCCGCAACAGGAGTGCGGAAGCAAGTAGCCCGGCGAGGAGACACAAAAGACGAAGCCGAAGCGCGCGTTAATGAAGCCATTAATAAATTAAAGGAAACTACTCACGATGTAAAAATCATAAAGAAATTGAAGTTCGACCAGGTCGCCCAAGAATGGCTTGAAACGTACTCGCGCGGAAAGGTTAAGAAAAGCACGATCCGGATCCGGGAGAAAGAAATCAAAATTTTGAATCGATATATCGCAAAGACGGGTATCGCCGAAGTTACCCCAAGGAAGCATCAATCGATATTAAACAACTTGTTCGATGAGGAATATGCGCGAAGTTCCATTGAAGGCGTTCACGTCACAGCAGGCTTGATCTACAAATATGCTATCAAGGAAAAATACAGATCGGACAACCCTTGCACTGGTGCCATCATTCCAGAAAAAAAGGAAACAGTCGAGGATATTGAGAATGACTCCATTGAGCAAAAATATTTTACACGCGAGGAATTGGCAGATTTTTTTAATGTGGTTCAAAAGCATGGCATAAAAGATGATACCGAAATCTTTTATACACTCGCGTTCACTGGGATGCGATCGGGGGAATTGTGCGCTTTAAAAGAAACGGATTTGAATTTCAAGACAAACAAACTCAGAATCACCAAAACACTGTATAACCCAGACAATAACATGAAAAAATTTGAACTAACGCCTCCCAAGACAAAAGGGTCTATACGTGAATTTGTTGTTGAGGACGAGATCATGGACATATTGAAAGCTCATATGAGGAAACAAGCAAAACTTAAAATGAAAGCTCGGATGTTAACGAAGGACATTCTGGAAGAGAAATTTGTATTTTGCCGACCAAATGGCTACCCTTATATTCAAAAGACGATTATTAACCGTATGAGTCGGTTACTCAAACAAACAACTATAAAAAAAGACGCCACACCTCATATCTTCCGGCACACCCATATTAGTATGCTTGCCGAATCAGGTGTCGACTTGCCGACGATCATGCGTAAAGTCGGGCACGACGATATGGATACGACTATGAAGATATATCTGCATGTTACGGAAAAAATGCAACAAAATGCAGTACAGAAAGTGCAGATGAGTTACAGTGATTTGCTTCAATTATCTCCAATTCCGCAAGAAATGTGATTTTTCCGTTATTTTAAAGAGAAAGGGCTCCCAGCTGGGAGCCCTTATTTACTGCTATTACAGGGTTTTAAGGCCCTTACTTACATCATGCCGCCCATCTTTTATCAGGTTTCGGGAACGTTCATATTCATTCATTATATCGTGTTTTTTCATTAAAATGTGTGCAATGATAAGCCAGTCTATTCAATCATGTTCATGCTCAGCCGGATAATTTGTTATTTTCGTGTGATTAATTGTTATCGACAGTAGCGACCAACTCTGACGAGGACCCCAGGATCATATCCCAGTACCTTCCCGCATATACTTCATTTGCAACTCACTTTCGGTCGGTGCTCTTATGGCCCGGCCTTTTTGTTTTGTACGGAAACTCGTCGATCTCCCGGCACACCTCATGCTGCCAGTCGATGTCCCCTGACATGGATGCCATTAAGGAGGCATTCTCCAGGTAGGCCATTTCCCAACAGAGCTTTACGTTTACCTGCATGCATTGCTCCATCTCGGTCAGCTCCGGTTCTGTCAGCTCCCGCCGCCTGCCGATCATCCAAAGCTCCGCGATCCGTTGATGGATTGGATGGATTGTCACTCCCATATTAGCCACCAACCTACACAAGCCAGTACCCCTAGAACAACCACGAACCACGCCGCCAGATCATTTTTCAGGCGTTTCCTCCGTATCCGCAAAGCTTCGGCCGTGATTACCTGCATTTCGCTCTTGGCAGCTTCTAGTGCCTCATGGTGCGGCAGCCCCTCATTGCTCCATTGCCGGTAGAGCTTTACGGTTTGCATCGTGGTCCATTCCCGAGTGCATTTCGTTCCGTCGATCGCCTGCTCCAAGATTTCGTCGTGCAATTGCATCTGTACCATCTCCTTATCGGTTGATGATACAGAATATGCTTCAAAGGCATAACTATTGCATGTCCACCAAAAAAATATGCTCAACAGGCATACCCAATTTTTGGGCGATCCGTATCGCCCCTTCTAAGGTCGGTTGCTGGCGTTGATTCTCATACCGATTGTATTGATATTGGGTAAGCCCCAGATACTCGGCAAATTCGACCTGGTTCAGTCTCCGATCGTGCCGCAGGTCCTTGAGTTTGTTGGTCACGGACATTATAAATCACCTCGCCAATGAGTTCGACAAGGCAGCTTGTCGAATCCTTTAGCGAGGTGTAGGAGGTTTTGGCGAAGAAAAACAACTGTTAACTTAATCAGTTGTTTTCATCTTTTTTTGAAATTAAATGGAACGACCTTATCCTCTACCGAAAGTATACCTCTCGGTAGATTTGCGTATTCCTCTACTTCCTCTAATTTAAGTCTGATGCCATCCTCTATTTCTTGACCGGAAACGATTTTTTCTTGAATTAACATGGTAAAAGCTTGTTTTAGTGCCACTGGCATTTCAATCTCTAATGTATCATCAAGTGGTTCTTTCTTCACAATATTAAGTTTGGACATTTTCTTTCGCAAATACAACGTCTGGTTCTCAGAAAGAATTCCGAGTTCAACGGCCCTATAAATCATGGTTCCAATGGACATTTTCCACCTTGATTTTAAATTTACAAAGTGTTCAAGAGAGGATGAGTAAATTTCTTGACCGAAAGAATCTTTAGGTAGCATGAAGGAGGAAGAAAATCGATTAGCCTCCCTTTCAACTCGTTGAAAAACTTCTTTATTGGCGAACATTCCTGGAGTGACCCATGAATGTAAAACGAGATGCCCTAGTTCATGTGCCAAATCAAATCGAGAACGTGCTGCACTAAATTTATCACTTCCGAGTAACACTAGGGGACGACCTAAGATTCTATCCGAAAGAGCGTCAACTTTTAAATCGTCAAATTGTATCCTAGATAAAACAACTCCTTGTTTTTCCAAGAGCAATGCTAAGTTACTAATTGGGCCGATCCCCAATCCCCAATCTTTTCTGATACTCACGGCGATCTCATCTATTTCCTCATCTGAAAGCCCCTTTTTACTATATGACTGCGGAATATTCACTCGCGGGAAATCCAAATAAGTATTTAAAAAAAGATATATCTCATATAAGTATTTTAATTTCAATGTCTGGATATATTTCGATTTTTTAGATGCTGTACTTCCGCTTCTAAAAAAGATGACATGATTAGAAAAATCTAAATTATCCTTTTTCATAAAAAACAAAGTTGGGAAGCCAAGAATATTCGATACCTTGTCAATAATTATTCCACTAGGAATAAGCTTTCCATTCTCCATTTGCGAAACAGCTTGTTGTGATACCCCAATTCTTGCAGAAAGTTCTTCAGCAGTTAGCCCACGGGCTTGTCGTCCTTCTTTCAATTTTTCTGGAACGAATTTCAAGTTCATAATTGCCCGCCTCTAACGCTTCTTTTAAAATTCATTAAATGTTCTTCGGTAATCTCTTCTGTTCCATGCTGTACAACAGGTGAACTACTTTTAAAATCTTTGAGCATATCTATAGGAGACACCCACTCGTTTTTCAAAGGAATACCAAGAAAAATAAACTTTGGTTCCTGGCTGTTATATCCATGAGTTATTATCATATGGAAAGGTTTCTGGCGTGAGTAGAATCGATTCTCTTGGTCAACATCTAATTCAAGTAACAAGTTACCATTCGAAAATCCTAAGTTTTCTCTGTAATATGCTTTTCTAGGTAGTTGTTTCGGTGATTCGACTTGACTTTGAGTGATTACGAAGTCAGGCGTTATCATTTCGAGGTGAAAACAGTTCCCACCAGAATTAGGGGAAACCTTGTGTTGAATTTTTAAAAATCCACTTTCAATAGCGTTAATGATCTCAAATTGGACAGCATAATGAACTAAATAACCCATAAATTCTTTACCGAGTCGTTTTTCCTTCCATCCTAAGTTGCGCATGTATTCTTTTGATAATGAGTATGCTTTGAATATGATAGGGACAATCTGATTTCTAATATTTAGGGGGATATTATCTTCAATCATTTCTCTAGCTTCGTCAGGATAAATAAGGTGCATTACATCAACTCCCAATTTGCTTTTATTTACAATACAATTATATCAACCTTTTTACTTATTACATACAATTCATTTTACCTTTTTATTATTTTTTTACAAGTATCAATTAAGCGAATTTCCCCAAAATAAAAAGAGACCAGATTTCTCTGGTCGTCAGAACTCCTCGATCGTATTGCTACTTCATCACCGTCATAGTCCAATTTTAATAAATATTTTCATTTCTGGGGCACAAAAAAAAGCTCCGCAAATCGTTGCGGATCAATCCATCCAGATTTCCATGCTATAAGGCGTTTTAGGTGGTTCTGTCGGTTTTTCTGGCGTCAACTCGAGTTCTCCCGGTCTGATAATTCGCATCTTACCCGCAGCAATCTCCACATACCCGGCAGCTCGCAGAGCTACTATTGCCTCTCTCACTCGATCCTCTGCCCGCTGGGAAAACTGACTCACGCGAGCGATATCCGGCACGACCCAATTTTGCTGGTATAGATGATACAAGACACGAAGGATTTTTCGGGGCGTATCCTCCAGACGCTGCATTAGTTCGCCCTCCTCTGCTCGGCCTCCACAGCGAGCCGTATCGCATCCTCAAAACCTCTAAGGTAATCTTGTATGTACTCGTCATCTGTTGGATCGGTATTGCGGATATGCTCTAAGGCGACTGCAATAAGGGCATTAAAACGATCACTTGGCATGTCCATCCCTCCTATACGAACATTTGTTCCCATTATAATGCGAACAGTTGAAAAAGAGCAACACAAAAAAGAGGAGCAGAAAATCACTCCCCTATTCTGTCAATAAGCCTATATTCTCTTGCTCTTTTCATTGAATGCCCTTACATTATGGACAAGACTACACGAAAGAGGCGATAAAATGCGATACCGCTTCGAAATCAGGGCGAATGACTTCTTTCTAAAGTACCACCTTGCAAGTACTGAGGAAGGCGGGCTGAAACACTGCAAAGCCTACATGTCCAGTTTTCAGAGACAAGTCGCCAATGTCCCGATGAAAGTTATTATTTGTGCCCGAGAAAAACAGAACAGACATTTCGATTATTACGGGAAACCATATATCTATAAATCAACACTCCATAAAAAGCCCTTTACACCGAAACCAAAAGAGTGATTTTCACTTTACATTTTTCGTGTAAAGTAATCTCCCTAAAAACCGTGAATACGTAAAGTAAAAAGGAACAGCGCGGGCGTCAACCCTCCTGTTCCTTTGCCTTTTCAATCAACTTACCAACGACAACACTTGTGGTCGTCCCTCGTTCCTTCGCCTCATCCTTTAGCCATTGCAAAAGCGGAGGTTCTAGATATATAAACTCGCCGATTTTCTTTTCGCTCTCACTCTTTCGTGGTCTTCCTGCCATATTATTCAACTCCCTTTGCCGCAATTTTACACTATTAAAAATAATTTGGCAATATTTAAAACAACCCATTTACACGCTATTTTAAATAGTGTAAAATAAGAAATGTAAGGGAGAACGAAAAGCCCTTACGAGGAGGGAAAAGGAATTTGAAAGATTGGGATTGGGACAACATCTTGTCCTCGCTAATTCAACTGGCCGCCGCGATATTGATCTTCGCCGCAGCCACGCGAGAGACGAAGGCAAAGAAAAAAGGAACCAAACGCAGCCGACCCGGCAAACGTAAATAGGTTCCTCGGAGGGGATTCGGGTCCCCTCCTCCCAATCTTAACATAACAGCACAGCAAAATAAACGATGGGAGTGTGAATGGAATGGATAAGTGCTTCAATACTATGGAAGGATGCGTGTGGGGCAAGGAGTCGGATTGGGTCGAGGTTAACAAAGCAGCGCGTAAGGACGGCTTTACGCAAAACCCGCTGGATTACATGGGTAATATCCTTACCTATGACACTGGCAAAGTGTACGCACTCTTCCGCAATCAGGACACGAATGAAAATTTTTTGGTGGCGATATAAGTCATCACGGGGCCACATACGGCCCCTTATGGAGGAGATACCAATGCAAAAAAGACGACCGTCAACATTCATCGAGCCGGAAATGCTCGAATCTTATTTAGAATATTTGCAAGAAAGAGTCCAGCAAGGTGATGTAACTGCAACATTGTCGATACATCAGATTTCCTCTTTGATTACCGCCTATCTTGAATTACTGCAAAAACAAAAATAATAGTTGTTGCGCATTACGACGAAATAGCGCGGGAGCTTAACGGCTCCCCTCTAAGGAGGCTGAACGGTTATGTTGAAGATCATTGCAGCGTTGGCTTTACTGGCTGCTGCTATCGCGTACTATCGGGCGAGGCGCAGGAAATGACCGGAGACACCGCGCACTACACCGCCCTATTACGCACCCGCATGGACCCGATCGCAATGCGGCAGCTGTACGTCACGCAGTCCGGCGAGATACTGGCCGACGAGGATCGTCCAGATGCGGAGCTGATTGGCGAGCTGCGGTCGCTGCATCTGGCATTCTGCAAAGTATATGACGAGTGGTTTGGATTGACGGATCGGAGTTTTAAAGACGGTCGCCCATAACGGGTAACCGTCTTTTTGTCTTCAACATATCGCCAACATGGGACTTTTGTAGTAGAATGATGTCGACAACAACCTACAGCAAGTCCTCCAACCGATGGAGAATGATTGAAGGGGATAAGTTTGAGTGGAACTAAATCGTTAGTATTGTTTATGGTTTTAGCAGACGATGTCTCATACATAGGCACACAATCAAAAATGTTAGTATATAATCCACTTTGTTCTATTCGTACTATTCGTGGGAACGGGATTGTAATTAAACTTGCAATTGGATTCCATATTTATTATAACGAGATCCGTACGATGGAAATAAAAATTATCGATCCTTCTGGAACCAGTGTGTATAGTGAAAGCATGAACCATTTTTTTGACAGTCAGAGAGAGAAGTACGGAGAAGAGTTTTACTTAGGAACGGCTGGTTTTACTGCTGATGAAGGTGTCAATTTTACTCAATCGGGACTACATAAAGCAGCAATTTCTTTAAATAATCAATCGTTATTCGAAACACATTTCTATGTTGAAATGGTGGGTGTATAGCGTGGGGACGCTAAGTTCAATTGACGATAAAAGGAAAAGAGCCTCCTTCCCTCAACCCAACGCACGGAGTATAATAATGGAAGAACTAAATGCCCCTTGGCAACGTATAGCCGCAGGAGGTGACGGAAAATTGGATGATTTAATGAAAGTACTCCTCGAGAAGATGGATAAAGACGCTAGAGAACGCGAGGAGCGATACCATCGAGACGCTCAAGAACGGGAAAAGAGATACCGCGAAGAAATGATGGAGCAGGATCGTCGTTTTCGTCAGGAAGCAAAAGATCGTGAAGAAAGAATACTGACCTCCATCGGTGAATTAAAAAAGGATATACGAAGCGAATTTGCAGAGATTAAAGAAGATACACGAACATCAAGAAACACTCTAGTCGCCCTGTCCGTTGCTACAATACTCGGAGTCGCCGCTATGGTCGTCGGGGCTTTAATTGCTTTATTTAATCAGTGATGTGATTCCCCGTGAGCGTTAGCCAGCGGGGAATCATTTTTCCATGCACATGTATTTTATTGTGTCACTTGCCCGGAAGCTTTTCTCAACTCATTCGCAAGGGCGTTTTGCCAATCCCGAAGCTGCAGCCAAGACGCTGCATCCCCCTTCCGCCCCTCCTGCTCTGCCAGCTTGCGCTCCTCCTCGGCGGTAAACCACATCTTGGACAGATACGAATCAATGATGTTGTTTGCGATGCCTTCCGGTAATTTTGCCATGTCTCCAGCCTCCGTTTCTTCGGCCGGCGGTGTCGTCAGCTCCCGCCAGTATTCCGTATCCATCTCGTTGAGGTCGACTTTCCCAGCGATGCCGTCCACACGCCCCGTCTCGCTGTACTGGTGCATCGCCCAGCGCTCCCACGTCCCATTTGCCATCGGCTGATTAACGCCATAGTGCGCGATCCATAGAGGCCAGCGGGCGAGCTTGCCGCCCAGATACGACCGAGCGAAGCTTGCGCCGGAATAGACCATGCAACGATGGCCGGTGCGCTGCTCGACCGTCTCCAGCCATTCATGGCACCAGTCGGTCAGGCGAGACGGTCCAAGGTCCGCCGCCTCCCCCTCAACATCCAGCGCATAAGGCAGCGTCGCTGGAATATCGGCCACCTTCGCCAAAAAATATTCAGCTTCCTGCATGGCTGTGTTAGGCGTCTCAGGGCGAGCGAAATGATAAAACCCAACTTCCAGACCTGCTGCATGAGCACCCAATACATTCTGAATAAACAAAGGATCAATGTAGCCAATCCCCTCCGTTGCCTTGATCATGACGCCCTTGACGCCGCTCGCCGCGACGGCCACCCAATCAATGGTTCCTTGATGACGGGATACGTCGATGATGGGGATGTTTTCAGGGCTTCTTGTTTGCATCATTTCCGTCCTCCCCTTTTTGTTTGAGCTGCTCCAAAAAACCGACAAGGGCTGGCGGGAGGTACACCCCCAACGGTCCAAGATTTTTAACCACACTCAGACCCTCCCGGCCAGCGTAGAAATAGATTGCCAGCGTGCGGAATATCGGCGAATTCCCTCCGACCCACGAATCGCACATGGCTGCAATGGCGATGACCCCAACCAATATACCTTTGCGTACGCCACCCCAGAACATAACATCCAGGTCTAGCCTTTTATTGATCTTGAGTGCCCCAAGGACCCCCGTCACGTAATCCGCAACCATCAAGGCAACAAGAACCTTAAGCGCCGTGTCCCAGCCGCCGAGAGCCGACGCCAGAAGCCCGCCGAATGCCGTCAAACCTCCGAACGCCGCCTCCTTGCCCGTGCTTCCAGCCGCTGCCGTCCAAATCGTAGATAGTGCCATTTTTGCCCCCATTGCCTTGCCCCTCTCTTGCCCTATATGGGCATAAAAAATAGCCCCGAAATCTTCGGAGCTGAACTGAATTGGAATAGCCCCGATTGCTCGGGGCGTGGTGTTACGCTGTCGGCGACAAAATGTCTCCGTTCTCATCATAGCCCAGAGCATACAAAATCAGCCCTGACCTGCTCTTTGTCCCGTTCAGGGACTTGTGCGAACGTCCGGCGTTTAGCAATGATAAGGCCGACAATAATATTAATAAGCGCCATGTACCTTTCACCTCCCTTCCTGTATCCGAATATCCACAACAAAAAACGCAACATGATTATCCGCCCCCTTGGGGCCGATCTGTTGCGTTCAAGGCAGTTTCGACTTCCGTTCTCAAATGTGCCGGAACATCATCCAAAGTCCGTCTTCCTGCTTTAATGAGTTGTACAGATAACGCGACCATTCGTTCATCTAAACTATTCATGCCGGATCACCTCCAGCCTGAAGATCTAGCACCATGAGGTAGACATCAAAGAGCGCGTCCATCGTGTCGAGATTATTGATCTTACTTGCGGACAACTCCGTTTCCAACCTCGCTATCTTCTGAGTGTCAGTCTCCGGCCGAGGGGCATTACGGATAGCGTCGATTTCCTCCGGCGTCAGCCCCTCGGTCCAGAAAGACCGTAAATTAACGGTCGCTGGCGGCTGTGGCGCAGGTTCTTCGCTTTCCGGATCGTACTCGGCCAGCGCGGCATGATAGGCCGCCAGCGCCGTCTCATACGCTTCGATCGCGGCTTGCCACGCTGTAACGTCGTATCGAAACTTTGTATCTATTGCCGAGAATCCCGTAGGAAAAGGTACTGCTACGCGGTAACCGACGAGTATTAATGCGGGTGGCTCCTGTTCCTCTTCTTCCGGCTGTTCCGGTGTTCCTTCGCCTTCTTCTTCGTCCTCTTCCGGCTCGGGGATCGGCTCCGGTTCGTAGATAGGCGTTACACCGTAAGTGTCGTGGGGTACGTGTACCGTGTCCACGTTATAACCGTCAATGTCGACTACGATTGCTTCTTTCATGTGGAGTTCCTCCTCTTTAATATATAGAGAACGATATATCATTAAGGGCTGTATATTTTGGACCGCCTCCAGTCGTACCGAAAGTCACAGAACCATCTATACCAACGGATACTCGTACATATATATCGACATCCTCCAAATCTCCCGCAGCGACTAGTGTTGTAACGCGTCCTTTCGGTCTATATCCTTGCGGCAGCCGCATGATAACAGTTCCAGCAGTCGTTATCCCATCTTTAATAAGTCCACGGAAAGTAACTATACCGTTATCATCTTTTCTGTAACCAAGAGTCGGATAATCGTTATCTACATACTCAACCCACTCATTCAGCAATGTTGGCGTAATCCATTGCGGCTGCTGGCGCTGGGCCTTCGTGTTCTCGACGGCCGATACCCTCGCGGCGATATCCGTTACCGCGTCGACCATATCGTCTACCGTTTCCTTGATGTTCGGCGTGACCGTGCCGCTGATCGATAACGGAGCGATACCGAGTTTGTACGTGTCGAGTGCGAGATAGGTCGTGCTGTACGCGGATGCTTGGTCAAAATTGGCGTTGGACGTTTGCGCAATGACCCCGCCATAGCCCCCCGTAGTCGATACATCGGTATAAGACCATAGCAAGTCCCGATTGCCGTCCCTGTAGATGCTCTCATACCGTCTTACTCGGTATTTCGTACGGGTTTGCTCAAGCGGCCCACCGCTGGACCAGTTGTTTATATTCCATTTGCTGAAACTATCAAGCGCTGGCGCGACAGCCTCCCGCAACACAACCCCGGTTCCCATCTCGATCTGATTCGCGCCGTCGTGTAGCATCAACTCGCCCTCGTAACGCAACGCCTCATCAACGGATTGCGCAAGCTGATATGTCAACGTAGCCCATCCGGACCACCCCGGCGCTTTATTGGCCGCGACGTAGGCTTCCGTTTGCGTCGGCGCATCGAGTCCGTCAAGGATCGATACCCACGCGGTATAGGCCGTTCCGTTGTTGCCGGACGCTTTCCATCCGTTCATGAGCGCCTTTATTGCGTTTGCGTTCGGGGCGAGCGATTCGGTCCAGCCGGAATCAGAATCAGCGACGGTAAGATACACGTTGTTATCCGACCACACTAAAAACTGATCCGCAGCCGATGCGGAGGCACTGTTTAATAGTGGCTTACCATCAAACTTAATCGCGTTTCCGCTCTCTGCAACTTGGTTTTGGACGGCAGCCACCGCTTTTACACGCTTAAATCCGGCATCATCGGAGTCGGCAACATAAGCCAACGAACCGTCCAGCGTGATCGCCTTGCTAAACCTCCGCACAATCCTCGGCTTACCGCTGGCGTCCATATAGACCTCATCCGCCACGCTGCCGTCTACGTTGGATTTCGCCTGTATGTCGGGCAGATACAGGTAGGACGGGTTTTGCGGCTCGAACGGTGTAGCGACGGAGCCGAGTTCGAGCTGCCAATTCGAGAACGAAAATGTACCAGCCGAATTATTTGTGAAGTACAGGCGAAGCGTCGCACCAGCAGATGGAATCGTCAAGGCGGTGTTTCCGCTTGAAGCAAGTATAGTTGAATACCCCTCGATGGTCGTTCCACTAGCGTCCAATACACTCCTACCAACCCTCGCATCTGTACCGTTTAATATTGCCTGTATATTGTACGTTTGACCACCAATTACGGGTATATCAAGCGTACTTGATGCACTCGCCGCCGTCGCGTTAAGCGTCAACTCATACGGCCCCGTCACGTTTGCATTCGCGTGCAACGAATCCGGCCGATCCGCCAGCAGATTCTTCCCCGGATTACGCACATACACCGCATTGACGTGTTGCGCCGAGTCTACGTACGGCCAACGTGCGGCGATCTGTTCGGCGGTCATCGTGTCGATTGCGGTGTATTCGGCTGCGGTGATTTCGTAAATGGACACCTCATCGAAATACGCGGTCAACGTGCCAGTTGACCCAGCACCGACTAGCAGCCGGAAACCGTCCGTCGTAATCGTATTGGACGCAGGTATCTTGATTTTAAGTAACTGCCACGATCCAATCTGTGCGGTGTTGGTGATAACTTTATAGCGTACATCAAACGTGCCTAGGTCTCTTATCGATACTTCCAGTTCGCCGTCTGTATATGACTCAATATATACCCACGCAAGGGCGAGATATTGTTTACTGGTTTCCAATTTGTAAGTGTAGTCCCTATAAACGTAACTACCGGCGGATACCGTAGGCGCTACCTTTAGAGACGATAGTCCTGACCGTTTATATGTCGTAGATAACTCGGGAGTCATTCCGGCAGGAGTCCACCCGGTAAGAGTTTCAAACCCTCCGTCGCGCCCCGGTATATTAAACAACGTCCGCCCCTTAAACGTAAGCGACTTAAACCGCGATTTACGCTCCGCTGTTACTACGCTTACCCCTTGATTGATGGTTATGGGGGTACTGGGGGCTGCGGATAGATTGTCCTGGACGACATCGAGTTCGGCGTCAACAGCGTCCAGTGCTGTTTTCTCCGCGGCCTTCTGTTGCAATTCTTGGATCGATTCATAGGTCTTGTTATGGAGCCAATTGAAATAATCCGCCGGCGGCTTCTGTTTTGGGGCCCATCCATCCGTTTTCAATCCCTCCGGCGGCTCGGTCCCTGCGTTGCTCCAGCGTGGTGGTAGTTTATCGAACGCCATTGTATCCCTCCTATATCGGCAAGTCTTGACTGTTAGGGCTGAATGCGGCGCCGAAAAAGCCGCCCACGGTCCCCGTCAAGTCGGAGAACCCATGGTCCTCGTCTTCAACAATGGACAGCCCGTCCGCATATTGAAAGGTCCCTTCGAGCTCGATCACGTCCACTCGGACGCCTGCGGCTACCGTCCTTTTGACGATCCGTGCGAACTGGTAGACGTCCATGCCCACCTGCAGCAATCGCTCAATCGGGACCTGAATAATGGATATGGCAGCCGGCTCCGGATCTACCGAATCGTTATATTTCTCGGTTATCTTGATCTCCGAATAGTCGGCATCGAGTGCCAAGGCAATAACACGGATGATCGTATTGATGTCTGCCGTCGATAGGTTCCGGGCCACCTTGGACTTGATCAGTATGCGATAGATCGGGTCCGTCGCCACTCCGCGGGCTTGTCCAACGTTATCGCCGATCCGGTCCAGCGTTGTGCCTTCGGCTTGGTCGACATCGCGCCATAGCCGTACACGCTCATTGGTCTCCTGTAGCTTCGCGAACTGACTGGCCATGATCTGACATAGCTTCCCGATGTTGCTGTTGGGATTCTTCGTGAAAACGTCTGTCAGCCTTCCAATGATGTCTCCGACATTAATCATGCGCTCACCACCGTTATCAACGTGTTTGCCGTCTGCGCGACCTCCTGCGGATCGATTGCTATATTTGCCTGAGTCCATGTCGTACCGTTCAGGGATAGCTCGATAGTTACGTCCTCGACTCCTGGGACGCTGTATGCCGCCGCATACAGGCGGGAGTAGACAACGTCGTCGCCCATGTTCAGGCCCACATAAAGCTGTCCAGTTGTAGCCTCACCGCCGACGTACCTGACAAAGGCGTTCGTCATCTGCGTATCCCCATCGATCGGATACATCGCATTCTTGGTAACGGTGGCTTTTATGTGGATGTTTATTTCGGCAGCATAGCTAAATTTGATCGTATGCGGATTTCCCGAGAGGTCGTTCACAGAGACGCTTTGCGATCCGTAGGATTCGATTCCTGCTGCTTTACTTTTCAGGATAGCCTCACCTATGTCGGCAGCAGCGCCGCCCAATACATACGCCTCGAACGACTTTGGCGGCCGTCCGGCACCATCCGTTACACTGGTGTCGTTTTCAATGACCGTTGCTGCCCGGACAGCTGCAACTCGCAAGATCGCAGCACGAATCGCATCGATTGTCGCAGCTCCACCGCCGGCAAGGGAGTCCGTCCACTTATCCCGGAGCTCCAAGTCAGTTTCCTTGTCTTGCCCTCCACTGGTCGCCGCGGCATTATTCACGCTCGTCACATTGGCATCAGGGTTTACGATGACTACAATCGTATTCGCCGCCACGTTGCTGCCCGTGCCCGCCTCGAGCGCTTGGATCGTCCCGGATCCACTCCCAGAACCGTTAAGCACGATCGGCTGCAGCGTCTCGAACACGATCCCAGATGACGTAGATATTCGGAACCCGGATGGCACCGTATATCCGGCGACGCCTGTTACCTGCAACGTGCCCTGCGCCCAGGTGGACAAGTTTCTGGTAATGCCGACCTGCGGCGCCAAGCGATCGAGTTGCACCCCATCCGCAGAGTTTTTATATGCCGAGTAGTACGACGCCTCTGAGCCCTGCCAGGCTTTATTGAGGAACCATGCAAAGATACGAAGGATCCGGCCCAAAAAAGAGCGCTCGGAGGTGTTCGCTGTTTCTCCATACTTCACTTTTGCTTCTGCCTCAACCTCTGCATAAAGTTCATCATAAGTTGGCCGCTTAAAGCCATTAGCATCAAGCATTGATGTCCACCTCCTCCTCGACCGTATTGCCGTCGGCCGCCGTCGCCTTAAAGGAAACCATCAACTTTCGTGCCTTCGTGTCCTTAGCAAACTGGACCTCGTCAACCGTTCGAATCCGGTCTTCCTGCATAACGGCCCGAACTGTCTCTGCTCGCATGGCTTCCTGATTGGGCGATTTTCCGACGAACAGCGAGTGATCCATCCCAACATCCGGGTTCAGGAACCACTCTCCCTGATTCGTCTGCATGCCGATATATACGCTCTGCCGGAGCTCGTCTGGACCTTCCACAATTAAAAAATCGCCCTTATCCATGGCGATGTCGTCGTCCTGTAGTTTGAAATCCATCATATAACCATCACCCCCAAAATAACGGCGTCGTTAATATTATGGTGCCGATCGCTATCCGGCGACACGACTTGACCGGGGGCTGCCAGTACGGCGTCCAACGCACGCTCCGAGAAGGCCACAAAGACGACATCGCCCGGCTGGTAGACCGGAGTATAGTCATAGGTGTCTGACGAGCCATTGATTCGAAAACGCTGCGAGAGGACTGGGACGTTCTCCACGAGCGCCATTGGTCCCGGAGGCTTCCCGTACTCTTTACTCATATAAAGGGGTTGTACGGTAGCCCGCCGGCGCCCCTCGTCATAGCTCACCACCCGGCAAGGCATCGCGGTATGCAGGTTGAGCAGCTTTTCCCGGATAAATCCGCCCAAGAACTTATCAGCCTCCGACATTCTCGACCACCTCCACCTCGGTAATGAATTCGGCCTCATTGCAGATATGGCGGCCGCGTCGGGCCCGGAATCGTCCTTGGACGTATCGGGATTCAATGTCGATAATGGATGCCGTCGTGATCCGGTGCTGCAGCAGGCAGCGAATGTTGTAGCCCTTCGCATCATCATCAAAAAAGAATTCCGGACTGTCCAGCAGCCCCGTGTCCGTTTTGAGTACGAATTGGGCGTCGTCGCCGTCGGATAGTGCTCGGATATAGAGATTGCCGCGGTTAATGTAAAAGGATGCGCCACAGTCCCGGGCGATCTGCGAGAGATTGTCCACGATCTGGCCACTGATCGAGTAACCTTCCTCATAAACCTTGTCCTTCGGCAGCCGGAAGGCGGCGACCGGCAGCTTCAACAGCGGTACGAGGTCCTTCAGGATTTGGCTGCCACGAGTCCCATTCGTATACGCCTTTCGATCGATCTTGACGCTTGTCAGGTCCGTTCCATCGATGACATAAACGGTCGTCACCTTATCCGGCCCCTGCTTGCGTGTCGTGACATACGAGACACGCCCCTGCAGCAGCATGCCGACGTCGCCTTCGTATCCAGTATTAAGCGTCAATTGCTGGTTGTGCTCGATCCGGTTTATTGAGTCATCGTTCAGGTTGTAAATTCGGATGTTGCTTTCGTTTGGCGTCGTGTTGTCGTCGAACGGGACGTCGAATTCAATATGCAAATCCGATGAATGAAACGTCCGGTCCCCGATCGTTACGGCCGTCGATCGCATGTATTGTTGCATCTATCCCACCACCTGCAGGAATACAGTTTCCTCTATATTCTCGTACCCGACACGTGATTCGGCTCCCGCCTTATCCAAGGGCACGATCTGTAGCACGGGGAACCGCTGGTCTAGCACATCAACGAAAAGAGGCACGCCATATACGATTTTCTCGCCATATACGAGCACTTGGCCGCCCTTATAGCAGTCCAGCGTTAAAAAATCAAAGTCCGCATTATAGCGGACCTCAAAGGTGAAGAGTTCGGCACCTAGCGTGATTTCGAATCGATATGGCACTTGATTTTTATTTATTGGCATGTACATTAAACAACACGAACCTCCTCTCCGACCTGGATACGCGTCGGGTCAATCCCCGGGTTAAGCGCAAGCAATTGCTGCCATGTCGTTCCGTACTTCGGAGCGATGGAGTACAGCGTTTCGCCGCGGCGCATTTCATGCTGTTGCTCCGTCCCCTGTGGCGGCTGATCGGCGAGCTGCTGGCGGCCGGCATTGGTCGTATCCTTCACTTCAGCCAAAAGTATCGGATCGTTCATCAGCGGGGCGTAACTCGCTTGTGCGATCCGGACCTGTTGCAGCGTCGCCGAAAACCGGTATCCGTTCGCCGTATCCTTGTCGTGCGTCGTGTTGAATCTCGCCAATAATGCCGAGCGAAAGGCATTCCGGCCGATGTAATCGAGTCGCGTTCCGGACATCATGGCTTCGACTAATTGGTCCCGGATATCGGAGGCATTCGACCCGAGAATCTTTCCCGATATCTCCATCGTCGTCGGCTTGCGCTCGACGTGGTCGGTCAAATCGATATCCGATTCAACCGGATGTTGCGTGATATTGACGGAGTAAGTCGGATCTTCGGTTATGACGTGTATCTCATGCCCTCCAAGAGTAGCCAAGGCTGCACCTCCTTAATACTCCGTAACGACCGGGTTACGGCGCCCGAGTGACCGCCACATATCCTCCCAGGCATCTATTGTCCCGTTACGTGCTTCTCTCTCTACCCGACCGGGCTCGCCCCCGTTGACTACGAAGCTTTGGTTAATGGTCGGACTGAATGCTCCCATGCCCGCGTTTGAGGTTGCCCCCTGACTCATCGAACGCCGTCCCTCGCCGGCCATGATCCGTTCGGTTCGGTTGAGTGCTTCTATTTGCTCATCGTTTACACCGAAGGAGTATCGTTTGTTTTCTTCAGCCGTAAGTACACGCTCGCCCTGGTGGAGCCGGGCAAGGAAGTTATCGTATGGGACGTTTGAAAGGCCCGTCGCGAATCCGGGAATTTCTGCGAACTGTCCCATTGTTACCGCGTTTACACGATCTATTGGATTGGCCGGAATCGTATTTTGATTATTTGACACAGATGGTAATTCGGGCGATTTAATAAACATAGAGTTTGCCGGCTTGTTGCTGATGTCACGGTTTCCAGTAAAAACTCCAGATCCAAAGCCCAGAGCTCCAATGCCGCCGGCAGCAGCTCCTGCTGCAGCCCCCCACCACCCGAACCTCATACCTGTCATCGCCCCAACTCCAGCCCCGAACAACATCGATAACACTGGATGATCAATAATATACTGTTGCAAACCATCAGCCATCCCTTTGCCCAAGGACAACCCCACATCTAACCCCATAGAGCCTAAGACAGGTAAGTTTTGATCAACGGTGCTGATTGTATATTCAACAAATTTTTGTGCCCCTGATTCAATCATCCTTCGCCCGTCAGCATCAAACCAGCCGTCAAACTGTCTTTTGATGTCACCGAGGACATAATCTATCTTCTTGTTGAAAGGTAGTTGTTGGAACTCTTCGTTTTCAAGATAATTTCGTCTAATGTATTCGAATGCCGCCGAACCACGGACTTTGACTTCTTTGTATATGCTCTCAAATGCCGAACCAATATATGTCCCAAATCCTCGTAGGCGTGATTCGAATTTTTTGAATTCATCGGAAGTAAAGTCGGTTGTTCCAACAAGGTCGGTCAGGATTCGTTTGACTGGAACGGCCATTCCATCGCCGATCGCTGTTATGGATAATTGCCAGGTATCCTTTAATTGCGAGGTCATCCCAAGCATGGTTTTCGAAAGTTTCTCCATGCCCCCGCCGAAGTTTTTTTCCAGAGCCCGGAGAATTGCATTCATGGCCTTCTCGGCGTCAATATTGAGATCACCAATGCTCGCCATCTCTTCTTTCGTGAGCCCCAATTCTTTTCGTACGAGTTCCATCGGCACGAGCAAATTTTCGGTTACCTGCCGAAGTTCTTCAAGCTGAAGCTTGCCGATCGTTCCGATTTGCCGGAAACCGAGAAGTGCCCTATCAGCACCACCCTCGCCGGCTCCTGTCAATCCAGCTGCATCACCGAAAGCTCGAAGGGTTCGCATGGTGCTACCTATCATTTGATCCGGATCAAATGCGTCGCCCGCCATCCCTTTGTACATGCCCATCAGTCCGGTAGACTGCTCACGGGTAAAATTGAGCCCGTATGGAGTGGTCGCTGCAAAATTGACGATCTGATCATAGATTGATTGCCCGCGTTCTTCGCTACCTCCAAAAAAAGACATGGCGAGCAAAGCATTTTCTTTTTCGCCGGCCAGTTTTAATGCCTTCCCCGTACCCGATACAGCACCGTAGCCAATAGTACCTCCAACAACAGCAGCGGGGAGAGAGAACGGCATTTTTAAGGCCGAACTGCCAAGAGATAATAGTCCACCTCGAATAGAGCCGATTGCCGAGGCAGATTCTTTGCGCAAACGTTCGAATCCGTTGGTATATGCATGCAGACGGCTTATAGCAGACCCCAAACCATTTCCGATACCTCTCGCCGCTGACCCAAGTCGTTGCATACGGGTCGAAGTGCGTTCGACTTCGTTGCCTAATGCCCTGGCATCTTCTGAAGCTTGGTCCGCCGTACTCCCTAGCTTTTTGGTTTCCTTGGTTGCCTTGCCGGTTTTTGTTGCCATTCCCGTCGCGGCTTCTCCGGCGCCTTCCAAGTCCTTTTCGTATCGATTGACCGAACCACCAAGCATGGATTCCTTGATTTGATCCAGCATTCGATCCAGTTTTTTCAACGGCAAATCATCGATCATGAATCCAATGTCGGCGTGTAAACTTCTTATCGCTTCGCCAGCCACGGACAAGCCCCTCCTTTCCCGAACATATCGAGAGCAGCGACAGCCTCCAGCAGATCGTCCCAGCCCAACAGATCAACCTCGGATGGAGGAATGCCTCCCTCAAAGACAAGCCGCCAATAGATGGACATCCGCCGTGCCTGTTGCTCATAATGCTGGGGTGGTTTATTCAGCACCGTTAAGAAATCGAAAGGCCGTGCCGAATACCTCCTCCATATGCTCCATATTTTCGTCCCAGTAATCCCAATTCGTCCGAGGTTCTACGATCACATGCTCCATCAATTGATCGTAAAGCGGCTCCGACTTCAGATTACCGAACCGATCCTTGCTTGCGTCCGAAATCTGAATCGCTTTACGTACACCCGGGAATTGAAACGTATACTCTACCCCGCCAATCGTTTTTACCAGTTGCTTTGGCTTCTTCTCACTCATGAATGATCCCTCCGGAATAATTTTTGGTAAAGCAAAAGGGAGCCGCGGCTCCCCCTATTCTTGCGTGTAGTCGAATACTTGGATTTGAAAAGCCCGGGACTCGATTTGATTTGAGAACGAGCTCGGAGCGCCTTTCATCACCCGCGCCTGCGTGCCACCGATCTTCTCTTTGACCTCGTTCTGAGAAATAACCCAGATCGGCACGATTCGTTTGGAGGCCGCCAGACGGTTAAGATAGGCAACGGAAGGCGATGTTTGCTGCAGCGTTAATGTAATTGTGCCTAGTGGATTATTAACCTCGCTAATTCCTACGTCTCCCTGGGCGCCAACGCTCGTTTGGAACGTATCCTCGGCTTTCTCGCCTTCAACGAATGTCGATTCAGCAAAACCGGTAATAAATACACTGTCGACCGTTACCGCGACATTCTTTGCGTCATAGCTTGCAATTTGTGGCATTGTTTATCCCTCCTTACACCGTGATCGTGCCGGTAATGGCGCCTTCATGCACGGCCCCGGCCAACTGAAATGTAAACGTCGCCCCGGTGTATTTGCGGGCTGCCCGATCGGCCGGATTCGATTGCTCGCGGCTCGGGAAATTGGTCGAGTACAACGGGATGCCGTCGTCATCTTCGGCGATGATGCCTTGATTGTGCCCGGCTTTCAGGACGTTGATCGTCGCGCCCTCCAATTGACCGATACCGGAATTGGTATACGGCACCTTCGGGTTGTTATTGAGTAGCGTTTGGATAGAGTTCTCAATATTGAGTTTGACCCAGTCCTTCGACATGATGACGTCAATGAACTCGCCCGACACGGTCTTTCCTTCGCCGGTCCGCGGCTGTCCGCCACGCATTACGTAGACGTTCCCGCCGTCGGCATCCACGCTTTCGACTGTTGCTTTTCCGATGGTATCCGCCGTAATACCGACGAGCTGCGCGAATTTCCATGTAACCGAACCGACCGGGCTGGAACCCCGGGCACCAACCCAAGCAGCATCCGGATACTTTGCAACCTCCGTTGCGCTGCTGTGATAGATTACAAACGTACGATCATAATCCTGCGCCTTGAGTGTCACCAAGTCCGTCGTGTCGTCGGTACGTGTGGCAAACATTTTGAAGCCCTTGCCCTCCACGACATCCGCGATCAGTTTTATATCTGCGACATCCGACTCCGTTGCAATAAGGAAATACCAATCCCTATCCCAGTTTGCTTGCAGGGTAGCTACAGGGTCGCCACTGGTCCCATCATAGGCTACAACAGCGAAAGATGCCGGCGAGTTTGCACCCTGCCCAAGCAGAGCAGCAGCCGCCTTGTATACTTCCGTTGTTGCCGCGAAATCAGGAGTCAGTCCAGCGAGATCGGAATATTCCTTGTAGGCCGCGCCGCCCGTTTTGGTCCCGAGAATCAGCGGTTTGCCGAATCCCGTAATCCCGGCCGGCTGCAGCAAATTGATTGTGACAGTCACGTCACGAATCGGCATAACGGTCAACCTCCTTCGTTTGTTATCTCAGCGCTTTCAATGTAGCCGCCTGTTGCGTCGATGTTCTCGCTTCGGTCCACGACTCGAAAGCGCACGTCGACGCCCCAGCGGCGTTCGTAGTGCTCCACAAGCAGCACACTTCGGTTTTGTACTCCCGATATATTTACGACGACGACGCCGGCATCCCGGAGGTCGTCGCGGGCTTCTCTCATGAAATGCTCGATGATCTTCAGACAAAGCGTCTGCGCATCGTCTTCATCCTCGGCATAAGCAGAAAACGAGAACGCACATTCGATATGCTTGATACGCTCAACACCAATACCACCCGGGACATTGAACCAGCGTTCCGCATCATGGCCGTAAGAATCGATATACGGGGACGTGATCGAATAAGCCACATACGGATACTCTGGGACGTCGCCGTCGCTATCAGAACGAATGACGGGGCGTGACAGTTTCGCATAGAGCCCGTCAATAACCGTATTACGGATTGTTGCCAGTTCCAGCAAGAGGATCACGTCCCTTCGTATCAATTCGCTTTGCGATGTAGATATTGAAGTCTGCGTATTCCTCGTACGTTCCCTGCTCGAGAATCCGGTACTCCAAGTCAGCATACTTAATCCGGTCATCAACGGCGAGAACAAGCGGCTTCCGAAGGTAGACTTTTCGGTCCTGTCTCGTCACTACGCCGCCATGTTCAAACTGCAACTCGTCATTCGATAGAGGAACGATGATTCCGCGCATCGGCGCAGGGTCGCCGTACCCCGGCACCCATTTCCCGCCGTTGGCATAATTGTAATGGCCGCCGCCCTTCGGGATTCTCTCGAAGTCGGTCTCCCACTCGGCGAAGATGTCAGCGAAATCGAATAGTTGTGGCATTAGGCGTTCACCACCTTATATACGACCGATTGCCGAAGGCGCCCGGAGTCAATCAGCGGGTTGCTGCTGCCTTTGTTCGCTACCGTGATCGGTTTATTTGGCGGGCTGTTGATCTGCCTGATGGTTTGCTGGACATCAGCAGCAATCCTTTGCCCCACTCGCTCCATAAGAACATCCACGGTCATCTTGAACATCAGCACATCGCCGAGCTGACGGGCTAGGAACTTTGACCATTCCCCGTTCTTCTCGTCAAATGTTGACCGTAGGAACGAACGTTCCGGGATCTTTACCTGGCGGACCAAGACGAAATATATTTCGCTCCGGTCACCTTTTCGCCCTCGACCTTTCCGATTTCGTACAAGCAGCCCCTTCCGGCCCCCGTCAATGGGGACGAATGACAGGTCGGAGAAGTCCCGGGGATTTTTGTCACCGGCGAGTGGAGTCGGTATAGCCAAGAACTGCTTCTTCGGCCTGATCGTAACGCCAAATTCATGCACCGTTGCAATCATGGTCATGAAAGAGTTGTCGCTCCCAAAAACGCCGATCTCAATGCGCTTACGCTTGATCGACTCGAGCACCTTGATAATATCCGGTATGCGGTTCGTATCCTTGATCTTGACGGCCATCAGATCACCACCAGATTGATCTTTGAACCGTCGGCTTGACCGAGAAGGCGCAGGAACTCTTGACCATACTCCGTCTGTTTTAAGCCCTCTCCTTTGGCAAGAGAATCGAAGGTCTTCGCCATGTCAGAGACCCTCTGAGACGTCGCCCTGCGCACGTCCAGCGTCGCCAGATGGGCCGCAAGGTATCGGGTTAATCGTTCATGGTACGACTCGTTTTTGATCTTGTACGTCTCTGTTACGTCCTGATAGGCGTCGTCGATATGGATTTGCAATTGCTCGTCCGTCAAAACGGCAAGATGCCGCGCAATGCTCCGGACACGCGCCGGCGTAGTCGATGCCATAAACACCCCTCCAAATGGGAAGGGCGGGCATCACGCCCGCCGCATCCGTCTATTCGTCTCCACCGTCTTCGGCTTTCTTGCGAGCTTCTTCGATGGATTTCTGGATTTCCGCACGCTGTTTCTCAATTGCGGTCAGGACACCTTTGCGGTATTCACCAGACTTTTCCTCGGCTTCGAGCTCGTCCAGCAGTTGCAAGTCGAATGTTTCTTTAACCAGCGCTGCAACCTCACCCGCATTCATATCTACCAGTCCGCGAGGTTTGATTCCGCCTTCCCTCTCCTGCTTGTCTGGTGCGATTTGAGGAACAATCTCACCATCATCAACAAGCTGCTGATTTAAGGGATGGGAGACGAACTTCACCCAATCCTTATCGTTAATCTTGTTTACACCCGGGATCAATCGAATACCTTGATACTTGCGGACATAATCGCCCTTGTTATGAACCAACATCAGATCCCGTCTCCTCTCGCGATCGCCATCGGATAGCGGATAATGCAGCCGCCGCAGCGCTCTTCGACAGCGAACTTCCAGCTTGGGAACTTCCATTCCGGATCATGACGGGTCATATCCATCGGAATAAGCAGTTCCACCACTTCTGGCGAACTATCGAATACAAGCAGCGAATCCGTACCAGCCGTACCAACGCCACGCAATTCCGGCGCCCGGACGATATCACGGAACCAATTACGGCTCCGGATGACTTCCAAAATCGTACGAGGGTCGAATTCGTTGTAACGCTTCGCCAAAATCTCGTATTGCTCGGGAGGAATACCCAAAATCAGATTCCCACTCTCGCCATGCCCTGGCAACACCGTAATATTGGCCCGGATGATCCGGACGTCTTCGACGATTTCTTCACCCGTTTTATCGGCCCAATTGGTGCTCGTCGCGCCGGCATTCTGCGGAACGTTTTCGATTTGGATGCCGGTTGCATTGATCAACCCTTTGATGTTGTAATCGGCGTCACCGATCCACGCGAGCCGGTTTTCTTTTTCGGCCACCGCACGACGGGCGACTCCTGCCTTTGCCGTGTCAACGGAGGTTCCAGTCATTGCGGCCGCTCTTTGTTCTTGGACCGTATACCGAAACCCTGTAACGATCGAATAAATGCGTTGGAACTCCCGACGCATGTCCAGGTCAACGAGCGGAACATCATCAGCGTTGTTGGCAAGGATTTTCGCTACGCCCGACCGCGTCATTACGTTATACGCATAGGTTTCCGCACCCGGGGCGACATCCGTTTTCACTTTCAAAATGCGGCGTGCCGTGAGTTCTTCGTATTTCGGCTCATAAAGCGTGCGGTCAAGCGCCTCGAGGTCTAGCGGTCGAAAATAAACAGCAGTAGCATCGGTTCTCAACATAGTCTTACGCACCTCCTGCGGGGATTTTCAGCTCGAGCATGGCAAGACCATTAGCCAAAGCCGATGTTTTGAATTCGCCAATAACGGCGGATTTGGTAGCCGTTGCCGTGTCCGATGGGCGGAAGTCACCGGTTGCATTGTCCACAACGGCCGTTTCACCCTTTTCTACGTCTTCAAGTACGGTGACCCAGATAAAACCACTACGCATTACAGACACTGCATCATTTGCTACATACTCGCCAACAATGTCATTACTGACATTTGTCGACCGGTACTCCGCGTAATGATTGGCAATCGCCACGCCGATCGCCTTACGAGCACCAGTGTACAACTCCCCGCGGTTCTTGTTAGTTGCCGAGTACTGCACAGCCCGGCCCCAGCCAATCGTTCCGGCTGCCGCCAACGTGTCAGCATGATAATCCGGGTAAAGTGCAATGCGACCCTTGCCGGTCGGTTCCTGCATATACTGACCGTAATCTGTGATAGGCATGGATTATTTCCCTCCTTGTGCGTTCTTGATATTCAAACGATCCGCCCGCATTTTATCAATTTCCTGCTGGCTTTGCGTTCCGTATCCATCACCAGTGAACAGGTGGTTTCCGCCGCGGCTGCTGAATCCATCCGCTTTCACCCGTTCGACAGACGCTTCGTAGAAAGCGTCCAGGTATTCATCCGATTTCCCGTCTGCTTTGAAGTCAGGCTTAACCTTCTGGATAACGGATACCTTCACCTCACGGTCGGACTTGCCGGCGAAGTCGAACGAATCACCGAGATACTTCCGGGCGCCATCCAGCAATTCAACGCGGGCGTTGACAGCCTTATCGAGCGCATCCTGTGTCATGGAGTTCTTTTTCGCTTGCTCCAACTCCGTACTCAGCCGGCCGTTGTCGGCCTCCAATGCATCATATCGCCCCTGCAGCGCATCAAAATCCTTCACTTTCGTTCCTGCCGCATCCAGGCGCGCAATCAGCGCATCCAAGTGCGACTTCACTTCGGACGGGACTTCAAATTCTTGCCCGTCAATCGTATACTTTGGCATGTTTTTGCCTCCTTCGTCGTTTTCTATTTCATAGGCCGAGTCTGCCCGGATTGAAACCTCCGGACCAGCGCGACCTCGGCGTACAATGGCAATATGGTTTATTTCGATGTTCGTTTGCTTGTAATCGTAGCGCTGGCCCTCATACTCGCCTTTCTCCTCGATCAGATCGGTCAGGAACCCTATGCTGATTTCCTTCTGATGACCCGACTTTACTCGATCGATCAATGCCCGATCCGTAACCGTTAGCGTCACTTTCAAACGGTCGCCATCCACCCGGGCGTCAGTATGGCTCATCCCCTTGGAATATTGCTGGTGATTGTCCAGCGTCACCATTTCCGGGGGATGCTCATCGGTAACCGGCTTCGCTCGTGCGCTCTGGACGACTGCCTCCGCGAATATGTCGCTTGGCAATTTGGCCTCGAACACGATGCCGGAGTCATGTCGCCTATACGGAAATACGCCGGCCCGGGCAATCGCCGCATTCACGGTTAAGTATCCGAGCTTGTCCTCGGCGTAATCCAGCACCATAGCGCGGTCATAGCGTTGTTGCCTCATCCCTTGTTCACCTCCTTTCAGGCAACAAAAAAACGACCTATTCGGTCGCTATCGCCGTATAAATTCCCACAAGCCTATGAGCCATAACGTGATATAACCGTACCATTTGATGCGCAATTGAACTTCATAATTCAGCCCTCGGCTCGCCGGCTTCGTTATGCAATACACACCCGGATAAATCTTCTGTTCTCCGTCCGAAAACTTTGCCACCTTAGCACCACCTATTCATCGTCAAACACCGGGTAAGCCACACAACGGCAGTTATAGTCTCGTCCAGGTATCAGGTGGCGGCCGCCGGCGCCCTCGGCATATGTGTATACCTTGCCATCGAATGCTCGGTGCTCTGGCCGTACCCGTTCGTCGCCGCTCGTTGACCATTTGAACCGTTCTACGCCTGCCGCAAGGTGACGCTTTTCTGTGAGCTGCCCCATTATGCTGCCGGTCTGGTCCCGGGCAATGAACTTCGCCCTGTTATAACTGATGTCCGCCGTCTTCTTCAGGTCCGCAGCCATATCCTTCAGGCTCTCGCCGTTCTTCACGCCTTGCAGAACGATCGATTCGACTCGTTTGTGGTAATCCTGTTCAATGGATTGGATAAGCGTCACATTTTCAGCAACGGATGACCGGACGAAGCTATCCAGCCACGGCTCGTTGATGGTCGGGTCAATCCCCTTGACGGCCTCGACCTGATCGTCTATATTCCGGCGGTTAAAGTCGCTCACCCGGCTGACAAACTGCTGAGATATCCTCAACATATTCGACGCTGTAAACACGAACGACCTCGATCTGCTCTTGGCGAACTCCAATATGGCTAAGATTATATCAAGCGCATCATCTTCCCGGGCGCTCTCCGTTCGGTAACGTTTGGCCTCCGGCACAATCATCTTTTGAAATGCTCCGTATGTGACGCTGTGCATTTGCTGTATAAGCTTTGCGACTTGTCGGTAATAGGAAAGGGCGATTGCATCCGGGAAACGCGTGGGCGGCGCCCTGCGGCGTCTTGGCATGCCAGATCACTCCTCACCATTGAAGCGATTCTTTGCCTTTTTCACGAACTCCTCGAGCTCCTCTTCCGTTAACGAATCGGTTTTCAATTCTTCCGACATCGTCCCTTCGATCCCGAAGCGAGTTTCCCGGACCTGATCAGGATCAAGTACGCCAGTCGCAATGTAAATTTCATCGATTTCGGCGTTCATTTTCCGAATCTTGGCGTCCGTCTCCTGATCGACGTTCCACAAAGGATTGAATTGTAATTCCCAATCGACATTATCCGGGTTGATCCGGCCGCCAACCTCATCAGATGCGAGCATAATCAGGCGAATCAAGCGTTCCAAGTGTGGACGCAGTTCGGTTTCCTGCGCCGCGGCGATCCGGGAGTAATAGTTAAGCACGTCGTATTGAGCACCAGTAATCGTGCCACTCTCCTGCCCTTTGATGACGCTCTTAGGCATCTTGGCCGCACCGCTAAGAGACTCCCAAACAAAGTCCAGCAGGTCCTTTATGCCATTAACCTGTGTCGTCACCTTATCCAGTTCCTCATCAGCACCAATGATTGCAAGCGCCTCTGTCCTGAACATGAAGTCCGCCAGCATGGCAAATTCCTGCTTTTCCTCTTTGGACATTTGGTTGATGCCTTCCGTCTTGTAGCACTTGAACGTGAAGTCGTAGAGAATCTGCCCAACGGACCAAAGCGCCGTATCGAACACGGTCAGCACATCATACATTGGTTCAAGTATTGATTGCCCCAAATAATCAATTTCAAGCCGACGTGTCTGATCATGGAATAGCCGTGTTCTGTGTACCCGGTCGTCCTGGGCGCCGGCTATTTGTTCCCCGACCATGCTACGCCGATTGATCTGATAAAACTCGGCTTGCCCGTAGGTAGGCGAGAACATATCTTCGTTGATCAGGACGCTTCCAACCTTATATGAACTGAATGCATGCAGGTACTCGATTTTCTTCAGTTGGTCCAGTTTGAGTGGTTCGGATATTTTGAAATCGCTGCTTTGTACGGCACCTATCGACACAAATCCGTCCCCATGTAGTCGTTCATACCGGCGCATGTCGGTAAAAGCTTCCTTAGCGTTCAGGTCCCGGAGCTTGTCCATGATCCCATCCCGTAGCTTCTCGTCCTTCAATTTCAACGTAAACCAGCTACGAATAAGGTCTTCGGATGGGATGTCGACCAAGTTCTGAACAAACTGATTGGTCGCGTACCAGTCGATAACCTCTTGATGGGTTAGGCGACGCCTGACGTTGATACGTTGCCGGCTGAGATTGTCCTTTTGATTGGCCTTTCCATGCCCGACCATGAAGTCGGTCCGCACCTGCTGCCGCATAGCATCAAGCCGGGATTGTGTCTTTGCTGCTTGCAAGCTTCTCACCTCCCCTTAAGCCAGTTTACGCAGCCGATCCAGCGGACTTTTTCCTTTATGGACGATCGTATAAACAAAATAACGATCCCCGTCCATATGGTGATCGTTTTGCTTTATCGGCTTTTCTTCGCCGCGATCTGCCGCCTTCTCGTCCCAAATGTATGAAGAATACTCCCGGAACGTCTCTTTGCAGCAGTCGTTGTATTTGATTTTTCGTTCATTCAGTGCAGTAGCGACCGCTTGAATACCCTCGAGCACATCATTTTTGGCCTGCAGCACGCCGTATTTCCCATGTTTGCGTATCGTCGCAATGAATGCTGCTGCTGACGGGTCAATAATGATCGATTTAACGCCAAGCCCGGCTGTTCCATCTTCGATAAACTCCGCCAGGTCTCGGTAATACTCCTCGTTATCCTTTTGTCGAGACTCAGACCGGCCGCTGTAATGGTACTCGCGAACCTTATACCATAATCCTTGTGACAGTCCCCACAGGCCGTATGTCATCGGATTCTGCGTACCGTAGTCGCACGAAACATAATATTGCATGTACTTTCGACTTTCCGTCCGGACTACGTGTTTGCCGCCGACTTCTGCGTCGAACATGTCGTATATAACGCCTTCCGCCAGCACCCACAAGCCCAGGATGTAGCGCTTATAGAAGATGCCGCTGTACATACGCTTATAGCTTTCCTTGATCTTTTCAGACAGTGATAAATTATCATCCATCGTGAAATGCAGGTGCAGCGCATGCTTTCGATCCAATTGATCGAGCCATTCCACTTTGAACCAGTGATGTGGCCCCGCAGGGTTGCAGTTGAACCAGAACTTCCGGCCCTCTACACTACAGCGAGCTGTCGCCTGATTGACAAATGATTGCGGCATGAGCGCGACTTCATCGAAGAACATGCCGGCGAGTGTAATTCCTTGTATTAGATCCTGCGATCGCTCGTCCTTACCGCCAAACAGGAAGAAATAGTTCGTCACCAATCCGCGCCGGATCGTCAGAACGTTGTCCGTTAGACCGTCATGGATACTATAGCCCCGGCTTTTCAGCATGCGCTTTAATGGACCGATGACGTTACGCCGTAGTGCTCCGATGGTCTTCCCGGCCATGCCAAACTGTTCGTTAACGAAACTGTCCATTGCCCAGCAAACGTAACTGAAGGACATTGCAACCGTCTTGCCGGCCCGGACAGAACCGTCGGCGATCAGAGCATCTTTTTCATGATGCGGGCTTTTGGGCATCCACCAAGTCAGGACTTTGAGCTGCTTCTTAGAGAATGGCGACCATTTAAACGGCGCCGGCTTACGTAGCGCCTTCATCGTCCCACACCTCCGCGACCTTGCCTTTCAGGGCATCCAAGAATCCATCATCCTCAATATCGCCGCCACCGTCGCCTCTGGACTTGGCAATCTCTGCACGTAACTTCTCAAGCTCAAGGGAATGTTTGTCTGACAAATGGTCATACAGTTTCATCAGTGCCCGCATGCGGTCGTTGAGCTTGATCTTTTTCGTGAACCCCGAATCGTTTACCGTTTCACTTATCTCCGCAAGGATCGTTCCATCCACCTCGTCACTCGGACGTACTTGAATCAAGCCTCGCTCCCAGGTAACGACGTCCTTTATATCCGCAAACGCGATCTTCGCAAGCTGCTGGACAACAAGGTCCTGCGAAAGCTCGATGCGCTTCTCGCGTGCTCTCATGGCTTCCTGAATAGCTGACTGAACTGAAGTTTTCTGAAGCAACTGATATCCTATCTGCTCCGCCGTCTTTGCACTGTACCCTGCCCTAATGGCTGCTTGAGTAGCGTTGAGGTCTACAAGGAACTCAACGACAAATAGCCGTTGCATAGGGGGCAACTCGCATCCATCGGCAACAATATCAGATTGGGGTTTACTCTGTTCTTCCGGCCGTATGGAGCGTTCTTTTCGATTGGAACGTTCCGTTCCTTTTTTCGGAGCGTTCCGTTTTTTTGATTGGAACGTTCCATTCAACTGATCGTCCCACTTGTCCTTGGACTTCCATCCCCGGATAGTACCAGAGGATACGCCGAGTCGTTCAGCGATCTCGACCAAATCTACCTTACCGCCACTGTCACGCCAAAGTTCAAAGGCTTTGTCCCTGTTCGGGTCTCGTGCTTTAGGCATTACATCTATCACCACCTCCGGTGTTATGTTGCTATCGCTCACTTCCGCCTGAACTGCTCCTTATGTTGCAACACGTAGGTATTACCGGATATGACTAAGATGGTAGGCGTTCCGTTCTTTTGTTTATCAATGGTTACAATCGGACGATAACGGTCACCCTTTTTTCGTTCTCGCTTCACGGCTACCACCCACTTTCTGAGCTCTGCCTACATACCCGAATCGTTTAAGCAGCCATGGTAAAGTACCTGGCGGCAAGCCGAGTTCGATTCCAATCGTATTATGGGATTTACCTTTCTCGACTTCAGCCTGCCAAAACTCTTTGGTGATTCCTTCGTATTTACTGACCCTCTTTCGGATCGGTTCGGTCGGAGTGATCAACCTTTCGGGCTCGAACATCTCCTGAGATAAGCCGCGATCTGCTGCCGTTGGGATTTCTTTCAACCTGCCGGACCTTGCGAGCTCCAATTCCTCCGGAGTTAGGGTATATGGTATTACCGTCCCGTACATATCCTCCCTCCTTTCTTGGGCAAAAGAAAAAGCACCCTAATCGGTGCTTGTGTCATTATCGTTTTCTATTGGCTTTAAGATAGTTTAGAAGAAACTCATTCGTCGATTTCCAATTATCCATAAGTCGTTCATGTGTTCCAAATAACCATGATGTATTGGTGTCTTTATCTGCAATGAATTTTTTGAACTGGAATTTATACTCCTCGTACGCCGTGAAAAAACCTTCTACTTCGTAATGATCCAGTCCACTTTCATGCTTTAATCTTTTGAGCTCAACGTAGCTCTGATGTGACAGTATTAAATAATTTAATGCAATGCTGTACCTAATATCCCCTTCATAATTCATGTAGGCTTCGTAAGCTTCGTATGCATCAGAAAAAGCCGATTGCATCAATTCTTGAAAGTAGGATACATCATATAGCATTTTTTCAGCTTCTTTGTCCAAGTCTTTCACACCTTTCTCTCCATTTACACACCAATTCGACAACATAAAGGAGTTTCCTCTTATTTGTCGAATTGGTTCTATTTCGGAGGTGAACTACGATGTTTCAAAAAGGACAAACGCTGCAGAATCATGTTGATTTTGACAATGCGATGTATTTCAGCGCACCGGTTACCGTCTGGCAGAACGGAACAATACTCGACTACGGCGGCCAGATCGAAAAGCACACTGATGATGCCGTATGGATCAATGGCGGATACTATTTGAAAGCCGTTTGCGAATTCCGCATCAGGTAATTCTCAGGATGATATATACAGGTATTAGCCAAAAGGCAGCAGACAATAGGATCCCATTCACTATGCCTTTAGCTGTGTTAAGGTCATTTCGCACGACGGATCACCCCTGTTCGTTTATCTCGCCTATAGGGATTTATTACCCAACCGATCAGGTACTCCTTGCTGATCCATCCGGCAAAATTGCTCGGTACCCGAACCTTCATTTTTTGTTTCATTGCCTCAGCTCCCTCCCCGGCTTCTTATGGAGGCATATTCCCCTACGCAAAAAGGGCGCCTCGCGGCACCCTCTGCGTCAACCTATTCTTCTACACTAACATCATAACACGGTTTTCTCCAAGGAATCGGCCATTATGCGGCCATATAACGGTCATTAAGCGGACACGTTTTTATCGTCTTCTTCCCGGAGCATTACCAACCCCAAAATACCAGCCAAACGATGGATCGCAACGGACTTGATGCGCCGATATTGCCGATCGCTCAGGTGAAGATCGCCTGCCACATCATAGTCCAGCACATCGTCGTCGTCCAGGTAGCGCATGCGGATTATCTTCTGGTGCCGGCTGCCTAATCTGCTTACTGCCTTCTCTGCGCGCTCCACGTGCCGCCTGCGGCGCTCTGGCTCATCCACATTGGCGATAGCTATCTTCCCCGTCTGATCGCTCGTGTCACCCGTATTACTACGGGGCATGTCACTATACGACGCAGTCGTGGTTGCTGTTTGCGGAATGTACTCCGTCACCTTATATTCTCTGGCCTGCAGCAGATATTTTTCTACAGCGCAGCGAGTGGCTTCCTCGTCTACCGGATAAATCCCCATTGATAATTGAATAAAACGTTCCTGAGCCATTTTAAACCACCGTCCCCTGTGGTAATATATGGTTAGGAACATACATTCGCCCGCGGATCCCGGCCAAGGAAAAGCGCGGGCGAATTCTTTTTTATTGATCAATCCTTTGGGTAGCTGTACATGTACCGCATTGGATCATGTATGGGTGCCCTCCCCCTCATATTCAAATGTCGTAATCGAGTTCATATTCTTCTGTATCTTGGTTCCAGCCGCATTTTTCGCATATCTTGTCGCCGTTTTCCCACAACTCGACGCGCACCCGGCCGCAGGACTTGCATTCTTCGCTAATGTATCCTATCAACTTTCCTCTATCCTTCACTTGCGGTATCCCTCCTTAGTGCCTCCCCGGCCATTGTTTTTAGAGTAGATGCCAGACTTGTTTTAGATATTGCGATGACTTCCAGTGCTTTCCGTAGTCTCTCATTCTCATTTCGTTCGTATTCCAACTCGTCATTCAACGGCTCAATTGCATTATTGGCGCTGTCTAATAGCTCGTCTTGTTCCTTTATCACCTTTTGCATAGCCGTGATTTCTTCGGCCTGTCTCTCTACTTCCCCGATCAGAGATTCTATTGTTTCAGGAGCTTTGGCGATAAGTTCGGCATTCGCCGCAGCTTCGTTCGCTTGGCTGTTTT